GCTTTTAAGGCGAAGTACAAAGAGAAATTCGGCATAGACTACAAAGAGTAGAATTGCATTCTAACACGATTTGAATAACATTTAAACAGAATAAGAAAATGGCATTAAACATCAGTATTTGGCAGGGCACGCTGGTAGAGAACTTCTACCCCGACAACAGCTTTGCCTCGAAATCAGTAGACGATTCGGTTTTCGTCAAAGCACATAAGGTAATTATCCCCAACGCGGGTAAGCCTTCAAACGTGAAGAAGAACCGCACGGCAAAGCCTGCGACAGTCAACACCCGCACAGACAATGACCTCGAGTACGAGATCGACGAGCTGACCACCGACCCGATCTACATCCCGAACATCGACACGGTGGAACTCAGCTATGACAAGCGCAGCTCCATCATCAGCAATGACCGCAGTCAGTTGCAGAATGAGGCACACTTGAACCTGCTCGAGCGTTGGGGTGCAGGCGTACCTGCTGCTAATGTGCTACTTACTACCGGTACCGTCGAACGTGCCGCACACACCTCGGAGACTGCCACCGGCAAGCGCAAGCGCATCACCAAGGATGACCTACTGGCCATCATGACCCGCATGGACGCCGACAACGTGCCTGAAGAGGGGCGCTACATCCTGCTCGATGCGTACATGTACGCCGACCTGTTGGCCGACCTCTCGGAGAGCGACAAGTGGATGTTTCAGAACTCGGCTGATATGCAGCGCGGCGTACTGGGCAACCTCTACGGCCTTAACATCATGAAACGTAGTAAGGTCCTTCGTGTGAAGAACGACAAGACATTGCTGCCGTGGAGTGAGGAAGCTGTTGCCGGTGAGTTGGCTGCCGCGCTGGCATGGCACGACAAGTCGGTGAGCCGTGCACTGGGCGAAGTAAAGATGTTCGACTCGACGAACAACCCCATGTACTATGGTGATATTTACTCGTTCCTGCTCCGCACGGGCGGTTCGGTACGCCGCTACGACAAGAAGGGAGTCTACCTGCTTGCGGAAGCTGCTAAATAAGAAAGGAGTTGCGTATGTTACCACGAATTAAAATACAATTTCTGAACGGGCAACTGGGCACTGTCGGGGAAAGCCCCGACGGACTCTTTGCCCTCGTGTGCGGCGCAGCAGCTGTCACGAAGAAACTCGAACTCGGTAAGGCCTATACCTTGCATACCTTCGACGAATTAGATGCGCTGGGGGTGACGGCCGAGAATAACCCCCGCTTGTACAAGCATGTGCAGGACTTTTATACCGAGGCGGAGGAAGGAACGAAGCTTATCATCTTCCCGGTTGACAAGACCAAGACTTTCACCGAGCTCTGCGATAAGGACACGGGAGTCATCAAGGAACTCATCACGGCCGAGAACGGTGCCCTGCGCGGTATTTTCGTAGCAGGAGACGGGCGCGAGGCGACCATCACCACGAACGGACTTGACAACGACCTTTTTACTGCTCTGTCCAAGGCGCAGCAGCTGGCCGAATGGGCAACGACCTCGCTCTATGCTCCGATCTTCGTCATCTTGGAAGGCCGCGGCTACAAGGACGGTGTAGTGAAAGACCTGCACAAGGAGGCCTACAACCGCGTTGGCGTGCTCATCGGTGACACGGTGAAAGCCTCCGAGGGGGCTGCAGTTGGGTTGATGGCGGGCCGATTGGCTACACTGCCCGTGCAGCGTAATATAGCGCGTGTGAAGAATGGTGCGCTCAAGCCCATCGCCATGTTCATTGGCGAAAAGCCGGTGGAAGAGAACGCCTCGGCTGTGAGCGACCTCTATGATGCCGGCTACATCACTCCGCGCAAGTACGTGGGCAAAGCTGGCTACTTCTTCACTGATGACCGCCTGGCCTGCGAGCAGACCGACGATTATGCCCATATCACTGCGCGCCGTACCATCGACAAGGCATACCGCATCGCCTACGCCGCGTTGCTTGAGCTGATGATGGATGAACTGTCCGTTAATGAAGACGGAACCCTCCAACATGGCATCATCATGGCCTGGCAGCAGATGATGGAGAATGCCGTCAACCGCGCGATGACTGCAGCGGGTGAACTATCTGCCGATACCGACGGCACAGGCTGCAAGGCTTACGTCGACCCGACACAAAATGTTCTCTCTACCTCGAAGATTGAACTCACGCTGAAGGTGCGGCCGTTCGGGTACGCTCGTTACGTGGACGTAAAACTCGGCTTTCAGGTCGAAACAGGAAAATAAAAACTAATAGCCAATCCTCCAGGCATGCTACTCCCCATCTTCGGAGAGGGGCCGGGGGTGAGGCTTTAAACGCAAAAGAATATGTTTAACAGCAGAGAATACGAATGGGCGGACATTGATGTCGTGATGGCCGGACGCCCCGTCACCGGTATCCGCGGCATCAAGTATAACACCAAGAAAGAAAAGGAGCTGGTCTACGCAAAAGGCAACAAGCCTCACGCTGTACAGTCGGGCAACTACGACCATAGCGGTGAGATAACCGTCCTGCAGAGCGAATACAACGCCTTGCGCCAGGCTGCCAAAGGGGATATCCTTGGCGTTTCGCTCGATATTGTGGTGGCTTACGGCAATCCCACACGTGGTGACGCCATCACGACCGACATTCTTGTCGGTGTGGAGTTCACCGAAGACAACACCGAGTGGAAGCAGGGTGACAAGTTTCAGGAAAAAACCCTCCCCTTTGTCTTTTTAGACAAAAAGAGCGTGTAAACAGTACGTAAAACCATTTAACAGGCAAAAAAATGAAATACAGTAAAGAACAAATTCAAGAGTGGAAGAAGAAGCACGGCGACCTCTTCGAGATTACCGTCGATGACAAGAGCTGCATCCTGCACCGCCCCACGCGCCGCGACTTGAGCTACGCCAGCGTAGTGAAAGACCCCATTAAGATGAGCGAAACCATGCTTAATCAACTGTGGGTTGCCGGCGACGAGGAGATAAAGACCGACGATGCGCTCTTCTTCGCCGCCATTCAGAAGATGCAGGATGTCCTCGAGGTCAAGGAGGCGGAAATAAAAAAGCTTTAGAGGACGCCGAGGTAGACATCTCGGATGGCGTCGACGTCCTGTTTTTCAACACCATCATGCGTTACTATTTGCACCTCGACCCCGACACGCTCTCGGACGAAGAATGGGCGCATACGTACAAGTACTTAGCCGAAATACGCAAAGCAGAAGCCAAAGCCAACAATGGATAATATCTTAAAATTCCTCATTCAGCTCAATGCCGACCGCGGCAACGTCGTGTCGGTAGCGCGGCAGACCGAACAGCAGCTGGATGCCATCAACCGCAAGGCATCCGTTGTGGGTCGAAGTCTGCGCAAGGCTTTTTCGTTTGAAGGATTTAAAAGCTCGCTGATGTCCATTCCCGGCATGTCGTTTCTAATGAACCCCTACACGCTGATTGGCGCCGGCATCGCCGGCATGGTACGGCTTGGGGCACAGGCGGAGAGTGTGAATGTGGCTTTTACTACGCTGGTAGGCAGTGAAAGTAAGGCTGCCGAGTTGCTCGGACAGATTAACGACTTTGCCGCGCACTCACCTTTCGGTAAGATGGATCTGACACAGAATGCGCAGATGATGCTCAATTTCGGCGTAGAGACAGGTAAGGTGCTGCCGCTGCTGAAGCAGTTGGGCGACATCTCCGGCGGCGACAAACAGAAAATGTCGGCTCTCTCGCTGGTGATGGGACAGGTATCATCTACGGGCTATCTGATGGGTCAAGACCTGCTGCAGTTCATCAACGCGGGCTTTAACCCTATTCAGGAACTGTCCCAAATGACGGGTATCTCCGTGGATAAGCTCAAAGATAAGATGTCGAAAGGACAGATTACCTACCGCAATGTGGAGCAGGCTATTGCTCATGCCACAGGAGCGGGTGGCAAGTTCAACGGCATGATGGAGCGACAGAGCCAAACACTGTCGGGCAAGTGGAGCACGCTGATGGACACCGTACAGCAGGGTGCCATCGACCTCTCGCAGAGCGTGAACACACCCATTGCCGAGGTCGTGGACAAGATTACAGCGGCCATTCCAAAAGTCTTTGCCGTCATCCAAAGCCTCTTCGCTCTTATCGCGGGCGGCATCAAGTTCGTGGTCAAGTTCAAAACGGAGTTCTTAATTCTCGGTGGTGTCATTGCAAGCGTATGGGCGGTGTGTCGTGCCTACACCATGGCGTTAGCAGCATATAGGGCTGTGATGACCGTTGTTGCCGTCGGCACGAAACTGTGGACAGCCGCCCAATGGCTGCTTAACATTGCCATGGCCGCCAATCCCATCGGGCTGATTATTGTCGGTGTTGTCGCCCTTATTGGCGTAATTACTTATTGCTGGATGAAGTTCGCAGGCTTCCGGGCGTTCCTAATCACCATGTGGGACATCATTAAGGAGTTCGCGGGCATCATCAAGGACTACCTCATTGCTCGCATCAAAGAGCTGTTGAGTGTACTGGGCCTGGTGGGTAGCGCACTGTACAAGCTTTTTACGGGTGACTTCAAAGGTGCCTCCAAGGACTTCGGTGCCGGAGTAAAGAACCTGCTCGGGGTGAACTCCGCTGCCAATGCCATAGCTGCCACAACCAATACGGTTAAAGGCTTCGGCGGAAATTATAACAAGAACCTCGCCACCGAGCAGGCCAAAGGAAAACAGAAAGAGGGCAAGAAAGAACGCTCCGCCTTGTCTGTTCCCGGATTGAAAGGCAGTGCAGCCGCCGAGCAGGTGGTTTTCGGCGATGGAAAAGATAAAAAGAAGAAAAAGAAAGGTCGCAAGTCGGCTGAAGACATCGCCACGGGCGGTCGCCGTAACACCTCCATCACCATGCACATCGGCAAATTCTTCGATAATATAAACGTTTACATGAACGACAAGACCGACACGGCGGAGCTTGAACGGACTATCCTGCAGAGCATCAACCGGGCGTTGGCCATCGCAACGAGTACGGACAGATGAATACGACACGCTTTTTGCTTGAGAACATGGCCTTGCGGGTCACGGGTGGCAAGGTGCCACCCTATTGGCTGATGGGTAAGACCGTGCTTCGTGAAGTGGACAATAACGACTTTAGCGGACTTCGGGGAATGACCGACGAGGAACTGGAGGACATCGTCCGGACAAACGCTCTCGGAATTCCGATGGTGATGCCGCTGAGTCTCCGGTTGGACGTGGAGGGTGCTGAGGAATGGTTGCTGCCCGAGGAGCCGATGATCAGCATCACGGGACAGAATATCATCACAAGGCGGCACGTCAGCAAGGGAAGACTCAGGGGGAGCATCAAGGAACGTTGGACGCAGGATGACTATACTGTAAAGGTTGAAGGCCTGCTATTGGGAAGAGATGGACGCTATCCGAAAAACGACGTGGAGCGGCTCCGCCGGTATTGCGAGGCTGGGAAAGTGAAAGTACTTTGCCCCCTGCTGGAGATTTTCGGCATCACGCAGATTGCGATAGAAAGCTGGGATATTCCCTTCACGAGCGGAACGACGAATCAGAACTACGAGATAACGGCCTACAGCGATGATATCTACAAGTTGCTCATCGCCCGGAGGTAGGCTAAAAGGAGGATGACAGATGTACACTATGGGCTACGAAATCAGTATAGGCAACTACCGACTGGGAATGTTGGACAGTGTGGAAATCCACAAAAGTGTGGAACTGCTGGCCGACGTGGCAACGATAACGCTGCCCAGTGCGGAATACAACACGGCACTGGACGTGGAGGGAAAGATTAATCGCGGTGACGCCGTTAGCATCAAAATAGGCTATACAGAGGAGGGACTGAAGGAAGAATTCAGAGGCTGGCTGCAGCGGATTTCAACGGATGGAGGGAATATAAAACTGTATTGCGAAGACGACCTTTTTTCATTCAGGAAAGAGTTAAAAAATGAAGGACTCAAGAAGGTTCCATTGGAGCAGTTGCTGAGAAAGGTCGTCCGTGGTGTGGGAAAGAACTACAATATAGACTGTTCCTACAAATGGACGTATGCAAAGTTCGTCATTCATGCGGCTACGGGTTACGACGTGCTGAAGAAAATACAGGAGGAATGCGGTGCGGACATCTATCTGAAGAACGGAACGCTGCACGTGCATCCCCCGGGGGCCGTGGTGGGCCGTGAACGATATTACGACTTTGCACAGAATGTGGAACAGGAGGATCTCACTTACAGGAGTGCAGCTGACAAGCGAATCAGGGTCGTAGTGAAGGCCAATATGCCTGACGGTACCGTAAGGGAGATTGAGGTAGGGTCGACGGGTGGTGAGAAAGTAGAGATAAAATGCGCCACTTCGGACAGGGCAAGTATGAGAATGCGTGGTGAGTTGGAAATTCGGCGGCGCAGTTTTGATGGCTACGACGGGAGCATCACCACCTGGCTGATACCGGAATGTGTTCCCGGAGACAGTGCAGTCCTGCACGACGGAGACTATCCGAAAAAGGATGGCACGTACTTCGTCAGGAGCGTCACGACGACCTTTTCACGGGAAGGCGGAAAGCGGAAGATAGAATTAGGTTTTAGATTGAGTTGACAAAAATGGACAGATACAAAGAATTGGCAGAAATGCTCAGCCTGACACGCGGCACCCCCGGGCGGATAACACTGGCACAGGGCATTGTGACGAAAGTAGAAGGTGAGCTGTGTGACGTAAAAATGGGAAGCCTGACGGTCACAGATGTAAGGCTCCGGGCCTCGGAGGCTTCAAGAGATGATGACATGCTGGTGGTACCGCGGATTGGTTCAGCTGTGATCGTGGGCAGCTTGTCTGGGGATATGTCGCAGCTGGTGGTGTTGGCTGTGGACAGCATTGAAAGGGTCGTCATCAACGGAGGAAAACTCGGCGGGCTGATAAAGATTGACTTGCTGACGGCGAAAATCAACGAACTCGTAAAGGTATTCAACACCCATATACATACCGCCCCGAACGGTCCGACGACGGCTCCGACCGTACCGGCGGCAGAACTCAAACGGGCGGATTACGAGGATGAGAATATCAAGCATTAAGCATAAAGCGTATGAAAGGACTGTTGCTGACGGACATGGAACTGGTACCGAGTGTGAAGAAAGATACGCACGGACTTATCGCCACGGGGCTACCTGTAGGCGATCCGACAAGGCAGAACCAAGCCCTGATACTGGCACTGCACAAAGGGGAACTCAAGGAGTATCCGCAGATAGGCTGTGGTATCAGCGACATGCTGCAAGACAATGACCCGCTGTATTGGCGCAGCCTTATCCGCGAGCAATTGGAGATGGACGGACAAAAGGTGAACGGCATAAGGCTGACACTGAAAAGTATAGACATTGACGCAACATATTAAAATAAAGATACAATGATGATAGAACATTTTTTACAAAAACTTTTTGAAGTCCTCTCCACAGTGTGGGGCTGGCTTCTGTGCGCAGTTCTGCTGCTGATGAATTTCCTCGTTGGCTACGAGAAAATGGTAGGCTTTACGGCTATGGCGGTCGTGCTCGATGCGATTTGGGGAATAGCA